AAAGTTAAGTAAGGATATTGATAACCACAACGATCACAAATTGCTTGCGATTTTTTTCCAACTGCAAATGCCATTTTTAACTACCTCTAAAAAAATTTTGTGGCACTAAGTGAACTGATGTTCTTTGTCCATCTTCAGTTAAAGCTCTCTGTAATTCATCCTCATAATATAATTTCATTTCTTGAACTCTACCGGGGTTCATTTTCTGTGCTAAGTAGAAAGATAAACCAGAAACCATACAAGGCAAAAATCTATAAGGAGCATCAGGTGTTTTCGTATACGCTCCTGCATCTTCTATTCTTGCAACATAAAAATAATTAATTTGAGTATCAGTTACATTAGGAGTTAAATATAAATTAATTTGAACATTAGATAAATTTCTTCTTACGTAATATTGAGAGGGAGTTCCTTGCGATGATTTATTTGGTATAGCCTGATACTCTGACCTTGAAATTTTTGTCATAGTGGTATCAGTAGAACCATTTCTAAAAACTGCTTCTAAGACATCACTTGTATCTGATGGTGCAGTATAAGTTGTAGTTCCTGCAGTAACATTTTGAGTGTGATTGACAACTTTCCAAAGATGAACTCCTCTGTTTCCCCACTCAGACAACAACAGATTTAAACTTCTTCTAGCTGATTTTAAATCATATCCAGTTCTCACTTGCCTCCCGATTCTCTCAAAAGACTCCTCGATAACTTCGTCTATGTTTAAGTTAAAATCTGTTGTGCCCGATGTAGCCATTATTTTTTCTTCATCATTCCGCCGCCACGCTTCTTCATGATAGCCATGCCACCGCCACGCTTCTTCATGACTTGTTTCTTCTTCTTCATCATGCCTCCGCCTCTTTTTTTGATTACTTGTTTCTTCTTCATCATGGTAATTACCTCTTCTTATTTAATTGTTCATACGTACGTTGCCTCTCCGCTACCACTTCTTCGTAGTATTCTTTAGGCCATTTCTTATAATAACCTATCTTATGTAGTTTGCAACTTGCTTCATACAGCTGTTTAAACTTTTGAACCAACATCATTGAATACTCTAAATCTGAATGCTCTACAGGAGTATCTGTCGGATCACACAAAAACTCTTGATCTTTAGGATCGGCAGGAGTTTCAGGATGAAAGCCCATAAAATACACATCTCTGCGATTATAAGTTTTATTGTAAAAGTCTATTTTTTCTTGAAATTGATTAGGACTATATTGTTCAAAAAAAGGATCACAATAGATTATAATATCGTGTTGTTTTTTATTCCAAGACTTAATTACATCAGTCAGTTGTTTTTCGTATTTAGATTTATCCATACGAACTTCAATTCGCACTTTATTATCTTTTCTCCATTTAGCTGCAAAAGGACAAGCTGGGAAACCGATGTGTTTGTTCATTGGCTCTAAGACAGTCTTAGACCAATTAACTACATCAAGCTTTATTTTTTCTGCTTGTTTTTTTCTTGACAAAAGTTTTCACATTAGTTGGCTTACCACCAACTCCTTGTGCTCTAGATCTTTTTCTTGATACTGCAGAGCGTCTTTGGCTTTCGCTCATTCTTCTTGCTTTAGCAAGGGGGACACACTTTGGGTACTTTCGTTTTGCGTCTGCTTTTTGTTTTGATCTGCCACATTTAGCAAAACTACCATCTTTCTTTTTGGATCCTATATCGACCCATTTTTGCTTAAACCACTTGTCTAATCCTTTGTGACCAGACATTACATTCTTTTGGTTTTCTTTCGCTTACTGGACATAACAGCGCCACATCCTTTAGCGATACCGCCTTGATTAAAACTAGAAACTTTTTTACGATCTTGAGATATTTTATTGAAATCTATTATTCCGCCCTCTGCTTTTTTTGGACCTTTGAAATCTTTTCTTTTTTTGCCACTAGGATCTTTTATTTTACCTGCACAAATTCTTGATGCATAGGCATTAGCATATGCGCTAGGGTAGACCGCGAACTTCCGCTTAGCGGCTGCTTTTCCTCTTGGGCATAATTTTGTCATTTTTCTTTTTCTTCCTTTTTTTAACCCTGCCGGGCTTCTCTATTTGTTGTCTCATTTGTGCTCTGGCTATTGGCATGATTACATCCTACACATCCACATTCTATACAAGACTGACCACAATGGCAAAGACAATCACACTTTTCACATTTTTCCATCATTGACTCACATTTGACACATAATATATCACATCCATCACACATTAATAATCTGAAGTTTTAATTAAAAACTCTTCAATCCAAGCCACTCTGTCATCCATATCTAATATTTTTGATTTAATAATAGCTATGTCCTGTTGCATTTCTGCAACACTATCTGCCTTTTTTTCAACTGCGTTTAATCGCTCCGACCACATACCCCAAGTCATGCCAATAGTCGCTATTAGCACTACATAAGGTAATATCGTTTTTACTTCGATCTTAAACGACATACACAATCCTCATCTGTTTTACAATCGCACATGGCACACTCCTTATTTTGTTTTAGCGGACATTCCACTTAAAGGGTTATTTAAAGCCTTATTAATCTTTAAGTCAAGGCTTTCTTCTAGTAACTTCATTTCATCTAGTAATTCTCTTGTATCTTCTTTTTGTCTATCTTCAACATCATTAACAATCTCTGTAATGTGTCTGATATCTCCATTCATTTGACGAAGATCTGCTTTCATATCATTCTTTAAATCTTTAGCTACGTCGGCCACAAGTGTTATTTCATCAAGTATCATATCAATCTCTGACTTCAACACTGCCATACCTTCATCATATTGAGAGAGGTCTGGCTCGGTATAAAGAGTTATCTTCTCCTTCATATCAAGGTAGTCCTGATAAAAAGTAAAGCCGGTCCACGCAGCACCACCTAATGCACCTAATAAGGTAAAGATAGCAAATATCTTTCCTCCAGATACCTTAAGCCCCGAATACTCAATACTGGCCATTTATCATCTCCGTCATCATATCATCCTGTGCCATGTTAAATAAAATACCATACTCATCTTGTATTGTCTTGTTTAAATATTGCTCAACGTTTGTATCAACTATAATTGATTGAGTATCGAAGAATGTTTTAGTATTGCCTAATATCTGCATAACAATTAAAGTTTTCATTTGTGCGGCATCATCATATCGAGCTTTATCGTCAATCTTTTTTACAATTTTTGTAGCAGCTTTTTCTTTCTCTGATACTTTAGGCTTTGATGTTTTCTCTGGTTCTTGCTCTTCTTCTTGATCTTTTTCTTTTTGTGGTTCTGGCTGTTCTTCTGGTTCTGGTTCCTGTGATTCTTCTTGAGGTTTTTCGTTAGTCTCTTCTTCAGCAGTTTCAGGCTCAGTCTCCTCTACGGGCACCTCTTCTTTTGTCTCTTCCATAGGAGGAGGAGCTTCTTCTGTTTCAATTTCTATTGGTTCTACTTCTGATTCCATGGGTGGTGGGGTTTCTTCCATCTCAGGGGGAGGGGGCATATCTTCCATAGGTGGAGGTATCTCCTCGACAGAGGCTATCATTTCAGGGGGTGGCAAATCCAACTCCATTTCCATTTCAATCTCAAGAGTAACTGTTTCTACATTGACAGGTATTTCCACTGCAACTAACTCTGGCATAGGTGAAAATTCCATGGGTGAAGGTGGTGCAAAGTCCATATCAAAATCCATCTCAAACTGTATTTCTAGTTCTACAGTCTCATAAGATATTTCTTCCATCTCTGGTTCTATGGGTACAAAGTCTACAAAACCATCTTCAACAATGATGTCATTAAACTCAAATACTTCCTCTACAAACTCTAACTCTACAGTGTCAAAAAGATTAAGATAATAAATTTCTTCAAGAGTTGTAATATGTTGAGTGATAACTGTATTTATAACATTGTAAAATACGTCTACGCTTACATCGTCAAAAACTGGACCCACTGCAAGATTTATATCTCTACCACCGACCTCAATTGTAAGTCTATTTAGAACACCAGCGAAATCGAAAGTCCCATTGTATGATTGATACCCGGAAGCAACTCCAGTTTCAGACAAGATATCAGTTCCAGAAAAGACTTGACTTGATCCGTTAAGACCTGTGATGTGCATGTAAATTCTATCTTGAGCATCCTGCTTATCTACCTCGATGGAATATTTCACTTCTCCACCTTTTTGTATATTTAAATCTGAAATATCGACAGTCTGAATAAATGTCGTGCCCATGCCTGCAACACCCATCGTCGAAGTGCTATTACCACTGCCTGTAATTTGTGCACATTTATCTGAACCTAAACCATAACACGCATTACCTGTAGGCATACTTGCAGGCCCTTGACCCCCCCAATCAATATCCATGTCCCCCTCTTTCGATGAATTCACATATCCGTTAGAACCGTCAAGTATATTGTCAGAGTTTTGATTTGTAATAGTTTCTGTAGTTGTTGTGACAGTTGTAGTTGTAGTCGTAACAATCTCAGTGCCTAAGTCTTGTTCGGTAATATCTACTTGTGTTTCTTCTGTGACTGTTACACCAGGAGTGCAAAGCCCTGCTTCATCAACTAAACAAGAAGCTTTAGAATAGGAGGAGACCAGTAGTAATAAGGAACAAAGTCTTATAAAGCGTAATATGTCCTGCATCGCTTACTCCTTCTTTAATAGGTTTACTAGCTTGTACATATTCAGGTTTGTATTTACTACCCTCAGGAATTTGATCGGGATTGTCGGTCCAGTAAGTCTCCGCCTCGGCTCCAATGGCCCCACGTGCAGGGCACGGGGTCCCCGCGTCTGTCATCGCATCCCAGACTCTAGGATCTTGACACAATACAGATACAGCCGCAACTTTCATACCAAAGCCATACAAACTTCTAGATAATTTTAATTTTTGACACAGCTCATCGTCTATAACGACACCTGTTGCAAGTCCAACAATATTATTTTGCACACTTGCACCAACACCAACTTTACATATATCGCTGTTAGAGTTAATTATAGATGGTGCATTTGCTGTTGGTGGCGTATTGTTAACTACCGTGCTGGACACGGTATTGGTCTCAGCTGAGGAGTTTTGTGTTGATATGAACATAAAGATAACTGTCATAAATGCACAGAATAAATAAAAATAACCTTTATACATTTAACACCTCCATCTTTTTCTAGCCTGCCTTAATCTTGAATTAGGATCTTTAGCGGCCTTTGGAAATTTTTTCATTTGACCTGCACTTCTAGCACAGAAAGATTTTCTTCTTTTTGCAGCTTTACTTCCCGGTTTAACTTTACCTGTCACTGCAGTTTTTAATTTAGAGCCGGGGTTGTCTCGTCTATATTTGGCAACGCCTGCTTTAGTCATTCCCGCCCCTGATTTAGTGGGGCGGAAATATTTTTTAGTTTTTGGTGGTTGCTTGTCCTTAGCCATCGAAGAATACAGTTAAGCTAGTTAATGGTGTTATTTCAACATAAGCACCATTCCTAAACAATATACCCTCATCAGGTATGTAAGGTTCTATTTGAACTGAGGGATTATCTGCTGCAGTATCAATAGATAACAAAGCTGTACCTGTTTGTGATCCGTCTTTAATAGTGAAGACTCCTGCTGCGTTTTTACTTAATGCTTGCAATCCTCTAACTCTAGTTGCTCCGTTAAAAAGAACTCCTTTTGAAGTGCTTGTTGCTGAAAAACCTGCAGAGACATCAGACCCTACTGCTGCATTTGCAGAGATTGAGGTAACAGTCTGATAAGTTTGAGTTGTCTCTACTGTATTAGCGTTTGGCCCTGCTTTAACTTCACTAACAACTGCGCCACTTTCATCTGTGCCTGTAATAGTAAAATTTATTGCAGACAGATTAGCAGCAGAAGTTAGACTAACTGTAGTCGCTAAGTTTGAGCCATCATTTACACCTACTGATGTTAAATTTAATTCACCAGCACCCGATAACTGTTGAGCAGCAGCAACTGCAGTCGTACTAGCACTTACCGCCTTAAACAATTTGGATTTAATGCTTGTTACTGACATAGTTTACTCCTTACGCAGGACCATCGGCGTATGTTACGTCTCTATCTTGAGCACCCATCATGTAATCTAAAGTTGTTACTTTAGTACCTGTGGCATCACCTGATAAACTCATAACCATTAGCTTCATGTTTGCTGTTGGAATGTTAGTTTTACTTGTTCCTGCAAATTTTCTGTTGATGAAAAAATCAACTTTATCATTAGCAGAGGTATCACCTTTTGTTGCAACAAAACCTAAAGTTACATAAGTATCATTAGTTAGAGTTGATAAAGATGTATCTAAAGTAACAGTGGTTGGTGTACCACTTGCTTCAGTAACACCAGAAATAACTGCACTTCCATCAGCTAATAGGAATCCTATAATGTTTGCTGAAAGTAAAGCATTCTCAGGATTGGTTGCAAATGTTTCTGTTAATCCAACAAGAATATCCATTTGATCAACATCAGATGTTTTGATTCTTGTTTCATAATATAACTTGTCGCCTGCTGTTGAAGGAAGAGAGAAATATTCCTCATGTCCTTGAAGAGAAGCTCCATCATTTTCTGTTGTTGCTGTTGAATTAAGATTAACTTCACCAGATCTTGCATCTGCTACGATAGCAACAGAAGCGCCTGAGTCTTTAACGATTACCCATCTGAGTGTTTCGTCGATTGCTCCATGATCGTAATCATCGAACTGAATGAATTGATCATTCCATCTAGCGATATTTAAGTTCTCAAGTGCAGGTCTCTGCGCTGAAAATAATATCGGCCCTTTAAAGTGTGTAGCCATAATAAACCTCCTTGGTTGTATAGACCATCCGTTATGCAGTCTCTATACCGTCTGCTAGCCCAGTGTGCATAACTATTAACTGCTAGAATTTCAATATGCCATAAAAAAAGGGCGCAGTCAAAGACATACGCCCTTTAGATATTAATTATTGACGATTAGATTACGCGCCAGATGTACCAAATACACAACGTGGATCTGAGAAACCAAATGAGTATCTCTCTCTTGCTTTGTATCTGATATTACCTGTATCAAAATCACCTTCCATAACTGTCTTTAATGGTGTTCTTGTAAAGTGTTTGAAACCATTAGGAGCGTCAGTTTTGATAAAGAAAGCATCTGCATCATTTAAGTAGTGGTTCACAGTGTAACCCTGTGGAATCACTCCCATATTTCTGATTGCATTGATGTCGTTATCTGCTGTTCCTACTCTTAATGTTGACTCCATTAATCTGTTAGCTGTGAACTGAAGCTGTCTTGGAATGATAAGTTTCATACCTTGAATAGCTGTTCTTAAGCCTCTCTCATCTCTGAAATCAGCGATGTCGATTAAGGATTGCTCGAGTGAAGTTTCATTCAAGTCAGCATCTGTAGCAAGTCTGTTTACTAAGAAACCACCTGTTTGAAGTGGGTGTTGTGTATTAATAAGTGATACACCGTCACCACCAGGATTTGTTCCTGCAGCGCCTGCAGCAGCAAAAGCGTCGTTAAGAATAGCGGCAGCTTTTACTTGCTTTGTGTTTGCCATTGAACGAGCAAGTGCTCTTGTATATCTCGCAGCGAGTCTGTCGTAAAGGTTGTCCTCTACGGCTTCCTCTGTGATTGAGAATGCAAGTGCTACTGTTTCGTGTGTATAGCGTGCTGTGAATGTTTCGTTAGCTGTGTCAAAGGATACGCCTTCACCTTCTTGTTTGGTTGGGGCAGTTCCGAAACCTGCTAACATTACTTCTTCTTCAAATGCTCTGTCAGATGACTCAGCATCAAAGATCTCAGCGTGTTCATTGTCGTAGCGTGAATATTCCAAGCCGAACAGAGCGTTCAAACCTGGCTCTAACTCTTTAACGAGTTGACTTCTAGATATAGCCATAGTTTAACCTCCTATATACCTGCAGTATTAGCATTGTATAAATGCTTGTTTATTTTCACGATGATATTTGAGTTGTTAGAAGTTGTATCGTTGTTTTCAGGATCTCCTGATAAACCAACAATCTTCACTGCTGAATCTGCACCTGTACCGATAGCTCCAGAATTAACTTCAACTTTTGATATTCCATTAATTGTAGAACCTGCGGCGTATGTCAGATTAGCTGTTGCTCCAATATCTGCGTTTGTAAATGCACCAGATACTTGAATTTCAAATAACTGGTCGGGATCATCAATCACGAAAGCTTTGATAATTCCATCAAATGCGGTTGTGTCTGCTGCGTGAAAGTTTCTGAAAGTGGGTTTTCTTGTTGTAGTATCTATAAATTCTACACCATTTAAAACACCTACCATCACATCAGCGGCACCGTTAGCCACATTGAGAGAACCACCAGAAACCATCTCGACTGGATCACCCTGAAATATAGCGGTGTTATAGCCGTTAGCGATTAAATACTGAGTCTGACCATTTGAAGATGGTGCGGAACCCTGCATTCTTACAGCTCTAAAACCGAAAGGGGCGTCTTGATTTGCCATTGTAATACTCCTTAGTATGTATGTTATTAGTAAGTGTTACGTCTAGGTCGATTAAAAATTATTCACTTTTCTTCGAGCCACCGAACGTAACTTTAGTTTGTCGCTCGGGTTTATTAATTGGCATTGAAGGATGTTGTTCCTTTAGAAGATCGTTATCAACAGCTTCCTGCTGACGTTTGGTTTGATCGGAGTAAAATTCATCTCTCTCCGCTGCAATCTCTAATGGCACCTTTGCCAGTAATAATCCGCCCACCGCAACTATACCTTTATGTTTTCCTTCTGATTCGCTAGGAAAATCAAAGTCTGGATATTCATCTGCTCTGACAAGTTCATATCCTTGTCTGATTCGACCGACAACATTTTTGTTGTCTTCATATCCTCTTACTGATTCCCTAATCCATCTGAATTTATAACCATCAGGTGGTGCTGGTGTATCAAGCGAGCTAGGTTGCTGCCAGTGTTTAGTTCGTGCTACTTTATCCCTTGTGGATGCAGATCTCGGTGTTTTATTTACCATAATGTTACCTCCTCTGTAACTTTAGTTTTTCCGACGCATATTGCTCGTTGGAAAGACCAAGTCGTTTTGCGATAGCCGCTTCTGAACTTGACAACTTAACTACGTTGCGTCCTGTGCCTCTGTTTCGATTTGCGCCTGCAACAGTCTGGACGGGCTGTTGCGTTGCGGGTTCTTCGACTGAAGAATCTTGTTTGAACTTATGTGGGAGGTTGTCCCTCATACGTTTATCAATCTCAGTATAGTAGTAATCCGTTCTTGGATCAACCCCTTGATTGACTAAATCTTCATGGATAGCATATGCCACATTAGTCATGACCTTATCTCTACCAAACCACTCATTATCAGTAGCCCACGCTTCTGCTTTTGGGTCCTTTACAGGTTCTTGATTTTGAACCTTAGGTATCTCTACTTCTTTTTGTTGTTTTGGAGCGTTAGCTAAAGCTTCTTGTTGGCTTTTTAGTTGTTCGTATCTAGCTTGATCTGAACCTAATTTACCTATTTCAAGTTGTGCTGCAGCCATGGCATCACTATCTTGATCGTCCATAGCTTTTTTTAATTTAGCTTTTGCGGCTTCCATTGAACTTTCAATACGTCCACCCTCGGCACCTACGTACCCGGTATTTAATTTAGAAAGTTCTTCTTGAATTTTATCTCTTTCAGACTTAATAGCTTGAGCAATTTTTATTGCCTCTTCTTCTCGTCTTCTAGATTCACCTAACTGATAAGCATATTCATCAAATCTTTTTTGAACTGACTTACTATATTTTTGTTTTGTTTCTTCTTTAGGTTTCTCTTCTTCAGTTGAAACCTCTTCTTGTTTTGGTTTTTCTTCAACTTCTGGTGAGGTATCTTCAACAACTTCTGTTTCAAAAGTGCTTTCTTTTTGAGGAACCTCAATTTCAGTTTCTTCTGTTGGTGCAGCTACATCTTCGCTTTCAACCTCAACAGAGTATTCTTGTTTTTTCTTTTCTCCAGATTGAGCTTGGAGTTCTGCTACTTGTCTATCTACTTCGTTCATGTGTATACTCCTAAAATATCTTCAGGGCTTTCAACTGTCCCTAAAATTTCATCATCATTTAAAATTCTTAATTCGCCACCCTCGATTTTAATTCGAGATCCTGCGTATCTTGCGATGATTACCCAATCACCTTTTTTACACCAAGGACCATTTGGAAATTTATCCTTATCGGCATAAGCGTCGGGTCCGACTTCTAGAACTAAAGCACATACAGAAGCAATCTGTTGTTCCTCTACTGCTTTATCTGTTAATAAAACTCCACCTTTTGTTTTTCCTATGCCTTTATACGGAAGAACTATTAATCTCCAACCTGTCGGTTTGGGGACTCTGCTTAGGTCAGTTTTTGTTTCTTCTGATTTCTCTGCAGGCTTAAGGCCCACTATCTTTTTTTCTTTGGGTATTATCAACCCCGTCGTCGACTTCATCGTCTACCTCCCATTTGCGATACAAATCCCTAACATCTGCATCGAGTTTGCGAAGAGAAGTGAGTTGACCAACTAGGTAT